TCAGCCGTTTTCTCCATACTGTATGACCACTTCTTATTGTGTTCAATATTCGTATTGAAATATGACAAGCCCTTAGCAGCACTAAAGAACGGACTAGCACAATCAAATGTAATCTGTAAATTTGAGTTATGGTGTTTACGAATCGCACGTTGTACATCACTGAAAAGCACAGCATATTCCAGAATACTTGTACCCAGACAGTGAATCAGATCATGCTTACCTTCTTCTAACAATCCGTCATGGATAATGTTTACCAACCGTTTAAGGAATAAGTGAACATCAATCTTGTTCTGACCTCCCATGGCCCATCCATTGAAGTGAGTCTCTGGGTAGATATTTGGATCACAATACTTCTTCATTTCATCATACCAGGCATCACTCTGTGTATGATTCAATCCCTGTAATACATTCAGAAATTTACATTTACCCGAACGATTAGCAATGAAGTACTCGTTGTTAATGTGAGTGGCAGAGATGGCATCTTCAATAGTTTTGATTCCATGAAGTGATTTACCATTCTTGTCTTTCATACCATATGTACGCAACGACTGTGAGGGGATATCAAGACACATACCATAGTCCATGTAGGTGTCCATCCAGTTCAACACTGCTTTACGCTTGATCATGGCCTTAGGACAAGCAGGATCTTTCCAGTCAGCAGGCCATTGACCTTTAAGAATCTGGAAACCACCTGAGTCACCAAGCATGAATGTGCCTGCTTCACGATCACGGATAATGCTTTCACACGGATCAACCTTAGTTGTATCTAAATTAGCGTGACCCGCTGAGTACAAGCCCCATTTATAATAAAACAAACCTTTTTGACTATTAAGAAAGTTCAGAGTCTCAACATCTTGAATCTGCGCAGGCAATCTTGCTTGATCGAAATAATTCAGACCCGCGCGTTGTTTTCCTAGACCCGCAATATAGAATGAACTAACTGCTGGTAGAAATAGTGCCCAGTCTGGATTGTGTTTAGCTGTGAGATTATCTTGTTCCATTATACTTTAACTTCTTCTTTCATCAGAATCTTGATCATTTCAATTTGATTCTTGTATTTGTTCATTTCATCAACTATACTTTTTATAGTAGGGTTAGTTGATACAAGCATAGCAAGTTCCTGTTCCTCGGCCATCTTCTTTTGCGCCCAATCAAGAATGCTAATAGCATGTGCATCTAGGTTAACAGACATTACGCCGCCGTTGACATCTCGCCAGCTGGACCCGTCATAGATTTTCATGTTACCAGAAGAATCTGTTGATAGTGAACCTTGCGCTGGGCACAGGTTGGGGGGAACACTTGACATGTAGCCTTTGCTGCTGGTCACCAACATGTACTTGCCTCCGTAAGCAGAGTCGATCATTTTGCCTGAGCAGGAAGCAAGTAACGATAAACTGCTGTACCGCTGTCAACAGTGATTTCAGCAGCACCTGCATCAGAAATGCGTACGGTCTTGTCACCAACCAAGTCCATGATGCTCAGAAACTGCTTGACTGGCCACATCCAAGTGCGTGACAGTGTACCAGTAACTTGAGGATGAAACACAAAGTTACCAGAGTGAGTAGATGGGTCACCGAAGAAAATCTTCAGATCACCGTTCTCAACTTTAGTCGTGAAGTTTTGTTCTTCGCTATTAGCTTGAGATTGTTTCTTCAAACGCATAATACCTGCGACAGTAGGCTCAAACTCCACGTTCCAAGCGGCGCCCTTGAAGGTGACATTCTTGACTTTTTCTTCAATGATAGCTTTGCTCATCAAACGATAATCATTAACAAAGTCACCTGACTTAGTTTCAAAGTGAATACTAGCCGGGATGTTTACACCATTGTTATCTACTCGCTTAACAGTAATGTTTGATGTTGCGTCATAGTCATCAAAGCTAAGAATAGTTTTCAGCTTACCTAAATTAGGCATGCCGAACACACCATCAAAGTCAGCAACTGGGTTGTTAAATGTGCCACTGACGATAACGGTTTTATCTTCTGCCACAGCATTAATTTGCGTGTCAGCGAGAGTTCCAGTGACTTTGATTAGTTCAATACAGCCCAAACCGAATGTGTGAGCAATAACGTCTTGTAAAATATCTTTCATGAGTTTCCTTTGTGTTTGTTTGTAATACTATTTAGGTATCGTATGTGTATATTATATCGGAATATTTCGCGCAAGTCAACACGAGTTTATCCGAATGTGAATAATGAACCAAAAGTTGAGTTGGTGTCAGTGCTGTACTTTAATTCCCAATCCAGTACTCCCAACAAGTTATCAATCTTCTGGTCTACTAATAGTTCTTCCATTAGATTATCATCAAATGGTAAGTCTTGAAACCACTGTGGTAATCTAAGCTCATCAACTGGGTAAGCAATTGAAGTATAACCCATTGGATTTTGTTTCAGCTTACATACAACAATTTTAGCACCATCCATGATTTTCATGGAATAGTTATCACCGTGTACCCTGCGCAGACAATTCCAATTGATAGCAGCGCGGACATGACCCGGCATATTTGCCTTGCCAGTCTTGCTCATTTCTTCCTTCTCACCATATGATGTAAGCTTGTTAACTGATTTAGGTGAACCCTTCTTCCAGCTATCTTGTTTACCCAATTTGATTTTGAATGCTTTAATTACTTCAATGACTTCTTCCTTAGACTTTCCTCCCAGCACCATGGTCAATACCTGCATTAAGAATTCTTGAACATACTTAGGGGTATCAGCCCGTTTCAGATCAAGACCCATTGCTTTAATATTACCAGTGCTGCCGTTCTTGTCTAATCGCTTACCTTCTTTGTCATAGATATTCACTGCGTATCGTTTCTTAGTAATGAACAAGCTGCGATCCGCAACTAATTCCCTACCTGCTTTGATAATCTCGCCGTTCTTTCTAGGACAATGAAAGGCTTTTTCCATGAAGATAGGAAATCCTTCATTGATTTGGTCAGCCATTGTATCGTACAACTGAACAGCAATTTCTTTACTCCATGACATAGTACCAGCTTCAACTTCTTCTTTGATGATGGGCCATGCTGAAAAATAACAAGAGTCAGTGTCACCATATACAATTGCTTTACCAGTGAAGTCATACTCACCAGTGACAATCTCATTAAGGTGCGCACTCATATGCTGTACAATTTGCCGACCACTCAAGGTAACTGATTGACCAATACGCTTATCATAAAATCGGCAATGTTCATTCAACAGTGCGCCGTAAGCAGAGTTAAGCAAAATCTTGCGAACAAGTTGACGCTTGTCCCAATACTCTTTATCAGCTTCAGTTGTAGCTTCTTTCTTCTTAGCCTGCATGATCTGACGATCAGAATACCATCGTGTCAACAGACCTGGAATGATACCTTGCTTTTCATATGTGAAGATTGTTCCATTGGCACTTAGCATCAATGCTTTGTTACTGTCAAAGATAAGTTTCCATATCTCCGCTGCACTCATTTCAACTTCTCTGCCATCTTCGTAATCAACTGTAAGAATCGTTCCGCGTTCTTGATTCATAATAGCAGTATATTCTAAACTACCAAATAAACCCTCCCATAGAATACTACCGGTTACATCATCATCACCATCTTTGTGGCGTTTCTTTTCTCGCGCAAGTCTCATGCCTTTATCAAGCATATACTTGTCTGTTAGAGTTTGTCTGACCTGAGCAACGATGGTCTCTGGTGCCATGTTGAGGGCACGAATAGCCGAGGGATAGAGCGAGTTAATGTCAACTGCGCCGACCCACTCATGGATTCCTTTTTTGGGCGTAGCAACATAGGCACCTGCCGCTTGTTGGGAGTCATCATCTTCATCACGTATAACCTTTCGTTTTTTATCAGGGACCACTAAACCATGTTCATGTGCTTCGTTCATGATTGCCATTTCAATCATAGCTACAGAACCCATTACTGTTGGTAGCAATACGGTGTTTTCATGCGCAAGTTGATTAGCCAGTTCTAGGAACTGTAACTTGTTGTGAATCTTAAATAATAATGCGGTATCTTGACGATTGTATTCGATAAACTTTTTAAAGTCTTTGTTGTACAATTGATCTAACGTGCCTTCGTAAGCAGTCTTGTTCTCGCCTACTTCCATTTCACCAATCGCATCTAACTTATAGCTGTGACGAGATTCATAGTTGTATTTCTTATAGAGTTGAAGATAATCGAGGTGAACTCTACCCACCAAGTCGTATGTAGTTTCTTCTTTACCAAAGCGTTCGTATTTACGAGGCTTTGGCAACTGGCTCATTAAACAGAACTTGCGTGTATCGTTCTTGCTCATAACTCGGGTAACACGATTAACCATATACGGTATATCGTATCCTTCTGAGTTCCAACCAGTCAAAACGTCAGCATCTTCAATTAACTGAAAGAATACCTCAAACATTTCAGTTTCGTTTGTGAACAACAATGTATTCTCAAACTCAGCACAGATTTGAGCAGCAGTTTCAGGTGACATATGCTTAGGAGCAATGACAAGCGTGATTAACTGACCTAGCCAATCTAGATATAAAGAGATAGCTGTAACAGGATTGAATGCCTCACTCGCAGGTGAGAATCCTCGTTCTTGGTCAAAGTCAGTTTCAATGTCGAAAAAGCAAGTATGTAGAACAGGAGCTTCAGCCTTCAGATAATTCTCACTAAGGCACCGGAATACTACGTTTACGTCACTCTCATACAGAGGCTTACCGGAATGAATCCTACGCTCTTTCTCGAACTCTGTTCGGCTACGAGTAGAGAAGCGAGAGACAGGGGTACCACTTAGCGTGCGTTGCTTTCCCTTACGATCAGGGAAATACATAACATAGTTTGCGGGATATTCTTTATACTGCCGAACTCCATTGACATCCCGCTCTACGACAACGATTTGCTCAGTGTCTTTGTTGTGGATGGCGTCAACGTACATTAAAGGGTTTTGCCCACAGTTTCGAGAATTGTGTTCAGTGTTTCATGATCCGCATTCGTAGCGCCCAGTGACGACTTATGGGCAACAGAGATTGCCTTCTTCAGAATAGAGGCTTTTACTTCCATTTCTTCAGCGATTGCTTTAACCGTTTCAGAGAGCCCTTCGCGCAATGCGTCAATCTCTGCCATAACAGTCATACCCTCATTCACAAGTTGAATCAACTTTGCCTTTTCGGCGCCACTAAAAATCTTATCCATAAATAGTCCTTATTAAAAATTAATTATACTTGATATCAGTGTGATAGTCAAGCTGTT